CTTCAGCCGCTATATTTTTTAAATCAGATGGCGCTGCTCCTGCCGCTGCTGGTGGGATGACTTTAATAAATACTGGTGGCACAACATTGACTGGATCATCAGTTACTATTTCATCAATTCCTACCACATATAAGAATTTACAACTTGTAGTTAGAAATTTTTTACCAAATGTAGATGATAGAGATTTACAAATTAGAATAAATGGTGATAGTACATCAAATAGACATTATACTACTTATACTGTTGGAGCAGGAAACCCTTTTACTTTTGATAGTACTTTTTGGACTAGCACATCGCAAGATAATGTTACATCTAATGGTTTGTATATTCTTGACATATATGATTATGCAAACACCGCAACTTGGAAAATTGGCAGAACATTATTTGCTTTTAATGATCCTACAACATCAACGAGTATGAGGCTTTTCCAAGCGATGCACGCCTACAATCAAACATCTGCTATCACAAGTATCCAAATACTTACAAATTCAACCTCTTTCACATCAGGAACAGCCTACCTTTACGGAGTTCAATAATGACTAAATCCAAACCGCAAGTAAAAGAATTTAATTGCGAAACTGGCGAGGAAATTGTCAGAGATGCAACTGCTGAGGAAATTGCACAAATGAAAATTGATGCTGATAATGCTTTAGCAAGAAAAGCCGAAGCCGAAGCAAAAGATGCAGCCCGCCAAGCAATTCTTGATCGTTTAGGTTTGACTGCTGATGAAGTCAAATTGCTACTTGGCTAATGAAGCCTTGGTTATCAAAGGCTGCGTCTCAATTTAGAGAACAATTAAATCTTGCCTATCCAGATCGTATTAAGCGCTTGGATGGGTGGATTGGCGATTTGCGTCACCAGTCTAGAGGTTCTCTATCTCAACACAATCCCAACGAGCAAGGTGAAGTATGCGCATTGGACATTGACGCTCGCATTTCTGAAGAACAAGGAATTGCAATCTATCTGGCAGATCAAATACGACTTGCAGCAAAACAAGGTGATAGACGCATACTTTATGTAATTTTTATGGGCAAGATTTGTTCTGCTAAATCCTTTTGGCGTTGGGTCAAGTATCGCGGTTTGAATCCACACAATAAACATGTACATATTTCTTTTAAACCAAATCAAAATGGCAAACCTTTTAACATACCACTACTAGGGGGAACAGATGAAGTTATCAAAAAAGCATAAGGCTGCAATCAAGTCTTATTTAAGAGCAGTTGCCGCCTCTGGCATTACTGTTGCCTTAGCGATTGTGGCAGATATTCACCCTGCCTATGCAACATTACTAGGTGCTGTAATTGCACCAATAGCGAAAGCCATTGACCCTTCTTCAGGTACTGAAGTTGACTATGGTGTTAATGCGAAATAATGGATGCAGCAAGTTGGGCTGGCTTAGCCGCCGCCGTCTCCGCCGTCTTAACAAGTTTCTTTTTGGGTCTGCGTTATCTTATTAAAGGTTGGCTCTGGACTCTTACGCCTAATAGCGGTTCAAGTCTTGCAGATCGGTTAGCAAGAATAGAAACACGCCAAGAAGAATTACTAAGGATTGTCACCGAACGAAAGTAGAATTTACTTATGGCTCAAAAGAAAAAGCGAAAGATAACACGCCGTAAAGGTAAATTTCAACATGAGGAAGTATTGACTCGGTTGGATGCTTACGCTATTAGCGTTCGTGAGTATTACTTGAGCCTACGGCGAGCAGGTTTCCCAGTAGATCAGGCGCTTGGTATGTGTGATAGAAACACATTTCCAGATTGGTTAATCCCAACCTCACCTGATTTTAACCCTGTTAACCCAGACCATGACCCCTACGAAGATGAGGACTAATTGAAACGAATCGCTTTTGTAAGTGATCTTCAAGTACCTTTTTTTAATGAACAAGCAGTAAAAACAGTTGGCAAGTTCTTAACCAAGTGGAAACCTCACCAAACTATTTGTATTGGTGATGAGATAGACCTTCCCCAACTTGGTGGTTTTAATGCTGGCACTATTGATGAGATGGTGGGCAACATAAATGATGATAGAAAACTAACCCAAGAAGTTTTGACTTACCTTGGTGTAACAGATGTATTAGGAAGCAATCATGGAATCAGACTTTATAGATCAATCAAAAAGCGATTACCTTCCTTCCTCAACCTACCCGAAATGCAGTATGAGCGTTTTATGGGATATGACAAACTCAAGATCAAATTCCACCCTTACGGACTTGACTGGGCTTACGGTTGGACAGCAGTTCATGGAGACGCTTTCCCTCTTAGTCAAGTGCCTTCCCAAACGGCTTTAAATGGCTCTAGAAGGCTGGGAAAAAGCGTAGTGTGTGGTCACACTCACAGGTTGGGGGTTTCGGCGTTTACAGAGGCTTCTAGGGGGCAATTAGGGCGTACTCTATGGGGAGTTGAGGTTGGTAATTTAGTAGATTTGAGTTCTTCAGGCATGGCGTACACCAGAGGTTATGCAAACTGGCAAACTGGGTTCGCTGTTGCTTATGTAAAAGACCGTAAAGTACAGGTAATAACCGTTCCCATCAATCAGGATGGCTCGTTTATATTTGAAGGCAAAATGTATGGGTAAACAAACAGATTATGAGCCTAGAGACATTGATGAGCAGATTGATGCTTTTGACTCTCTAGGCTTAGTGTAACAAAACCGTTATACAACACGCCATAATAAAAATTGATATTTAGGCTGTCATAGCCGACCCTTATCCTAACCAAGTAACGGACTTGGTCTTAGGAAGGGAAATTATGAAACTGACAGAACGCGACTTTGAGAGATTGACAGAATCTCAAATGGAGTGGAGTACAAACAAAAGTTGGACAAGTCAAAAAGATCGTTTTGAGGATACAGTTGACTGGTCTCACAAATTTATTTATTGGGTTGAGAATTACGCTTCAGCCCTTTTAGCGACACAATACTTAACCCAAAAAGGATTTGATTTCAGTATTGGGTTTGATGAAGCAATGATGCAATATGTATTTACAACCGACTATGCAGGTTCATGGGTGAACGCATGAGTCTAAGAGATGCAGGATTGTGGACAGTTGCAGGTATGTTTGCTGCGCTCGCCTTAGGTATTTTGTTTGAGGCTTGGAAATCAAATTACTATGAACGCGCATATTGGGCGGGTAGAAGCGCAGGGTGGAAAGCCAGTTTAGAACACCAACAAAAATTACAACGCATGAAGTTAAGGGCGGTTTTTGACTATGAAAAAAACTGAGGATTTATTAGATGAAGTGCGGATTACTCTGTCGGACAGAGGTAATATCTACGGTAACGCGTCTCTCAATCACCGTAGAATCTCAGAGTTGTGGTCGGGTTACCTTGACACTTATATTTCGCCAGAGCAGGCAGCAATGTGCATGCTACTCGTTAAAGTCTCAAGATTGTCTCAAACCAGCGATCATGAAGACTCACTAAAAGACTTGTTAGGTTATGGTTTGATATATCATCAAATTGTAAGAGAAATGAGAGGTGATGAAGATGGCATTTAATATCAATGACTATGAGACGGTAGAGGTGAGACTTGGAAAATTTATTGCTGATTATCCTGATTTTATGGTTCATACGGAGTTGCTTGAACATACTGAAAAACGCTTTATTGTTCTTGCCAAAATTTATAGAACATGCGTGGATAGCCAACCGTTTGCTACTGGGCTTGCTTATGAAATCATTTCGGATAGAGGTGTCAATTCTACATCTGCGCTTGAAAATGCGGAAACTTCCAGCCTTGGAAGGGCACTCGCTAACGCAGGTTACGCCGCTAAAGGAAAGCGACCATCTCAAAGCGAAATGGCTAAAGTCATTGCAGCAGAGACTGAACCCAAAAGTTTTAAAGAAAAACTAGAGTCTAGGCAAAACCTTTATGGCAAGTCTGGCAATTCAGCAATCATTGAGACTGCACTTAGAGAGTCTTTTGCTGCTGATCTAGAAGCCAAGAAAGAACCTGAGCAGATTGCTTGGTCTATTGGTGATGCTATTGATGCAATAGGCACTTCAACACCTAAAGAGCCGCCTGCGTGTGAGCATGGTCACATACTTAAACAGGGTATCTCAAAGGGTAAGGGCAAGCCTTACTATGGGTATGTCTGTAAAAAGGGTGTAACCGAACACGCTAAGTGGGCTAAGAGTACTGCTAATGGGCATTGGTACTTTGAGGAAGATACGGTGCAATAGTGGGTTACATAGCCTTTATTAACGGTTCTGGTTGGACTGTTGAGTTAGATGATGATGGCGCTCACATAATTAAATCTGAAAGACATTGTGATCTATGTGGTGATGATAGAGTGTTTAAAGATGGCACTTGTTTTGTTTGTCATGAGTTAATGAACAGGATTGACAAAGACGATAATGCCTAAATATGATTTCAGATGCGAGCCATGTGATCTAGAGACAGAACTCGTGCTTGCTGTTAGTTCACAAACGCCTCATTGCACTATATGTGGGGGAACTTTGAAGCGTTTGTGGACTTCAGTACCAATACATTTTAAAGGCAAAGGTTGGGGTTCTAAGCCTTGAGCCAACATAGGAAACATAGAGGATATAGAACTCAAAAGGTAGTAGCAGAGTACTTAAAGACTTGGTATCCGTTCGCCGAGTCAACTGGGGCAGGGCGCCAAGGTAGCGACATCCTTGGCGTTCCTTTTGACATAGAGGTTAAGGCAGTAACAAAGTTCAGCCCTTTAGCGTGGATTAAACAGATAAAAGAGCGTAAATCCGATAAACTTTCGTTCATAGTATTACGCTGCAATGGGCAGGGTGAGAGGGTTGAGGACTATGTGGTCTTGCTGCCAATGGCTAAGTTTATGGAGTTAATCAATGAACGAGCCTAGTCGGTGTGCTTGCGGTTCTTGGACTTATGATAAAGAGAACTGTAAGGTATGCGCAAAGATCAATGCCCTGAGTGTTTAAAGTACAACACTAATACAATCCAATATAACAAAGACTACTTCCATGAGTGCAGCGATTGTGGTCATGAGTGGAGTGAGGGTTATGGCTGATAATGGCTATTCAGATACTTGGCTAGATGAGGATGACTTTAGGTATAGTTGCAAGATAATTATTGTGAGGTAAATCACATCTCACATAATGAGACGAAGGGTAAATCTATGCGTAAGAGACTTGACAAGGTCAGTATGCTTCAAGCAAGCGACGCGCCTAAAAGCGCGAACGCGAGCCGCATAAGCGGATTGCTCGCGAGTTCGTGGCTTATAGCATTAGGGGCAGCCCTTTGCTTAATTAGCATTAAGGCGTATGAGAAAAAGATTGATTCCGTAAATGACAAAGATATAATTCAAATAAGCGTACAAACATATACTGCTCAAAAGATTAAAAGCGGTAAGCAATATAGTTGTATATCTAAGTTATATGGTAAAGAAAGTGCATGGAAACCAGAAGCCATAGGCAATATAGGTGGTACTCACCAGACTTATGGAATACCACAATTAAAGAATAAGTTAATGATTAACTTAGATGCTTATAC